CGGCGCGACCGTCGAAGCTGGCGATCAGCTCGCCGGCATCCGGCTCGACATTATCGATGTAGCCGATGTCGCCGTTGAAGACCTCCTTGTCGTAATCATTCTCGATTTGCATGACCTTGTCGCCGGGCGCGAAGGTGCAGCCGAAGCGCTCGACCTTGCGCTCGCCGGACGGGTTCAATGCTTTCTGCAGTTCAATGTTGAGCGAGCGGGCGCCAACGCCGCCGCGATTCATCGGGCACAGCACCTGGATATCGCGGATGGGATCGAGGCCGAAGCGCGCCGGGATCCGCGTCTTGACGAGTTCGACGATCCGCGGAACGGCTGATTCAGGATTCTCGGCCGGAACGAAGTAGAAATCGCTGTCGCCTTCCGGCTTTGCAAGATCCGGCATCGCCCCCTGGTTGATCCTGTGCGCGCTGGAAATGATGCGGCTCTGGGCGGCCTGTCGGAACACCTCGGTCAATCGGACGACCGGCACCGCTCCAGAGGAGATTACGTCGGCCAGTACCTGGCCCGGCCCGACGGAAGGGAGCTGGTCGATGTCGCCCACGATCAGCAACGCGGCATCATCAGGAACGGCCCTCATCAGCGCCTGCATCAGCATGATGTCGACCATCGAGGTCTCGTCGATGACCAGCAGATCGCATTCGAGCGGATTGTCGGCGTTGCGCTTGAAACCGCCGCCCTTTGGATCGACTTCCAGCATCCGGTGAATGGTCTTGGCCTCGAGGCCGGTCGCCTCGGTCATGCGCTTGGCTGCCCGGCCCGTCGGCGCGCACAGCAGCAGGTTTACGCCCTTCGCCGCCAGGATGCGCAGGATCGAGTTGACGATCGTCGTTTTGCCAACGCCCGGACCGCCGGTGATGACCAGGACCTTGGAGATCAGAGCCAGCCAAATGGCCGCGACCTGGCTCTCCGCCAGCGACAAGCCCGTCTTCTGCTCGACCCAGGGCAACGCCTTGTCGGGATCGATGTATGGCCAGGGAAGCCTGCCGTTCAGGATTTCCAGGATGCGCTCGGCAATAACCCTTTCGGCCCGATACAGGCCGGCAAGGAACATACACGCCGTTTCCCCGACAGAGGCGGCGATCACGGCGCCCTCGGACAGTTCGAGATCAAGCGCGGTTTGAACGAGTTCCTTTGGGACCTCGAGCAACTCCACCGCAAGAGGCCCGAGTTCCTCAATCGGCAGGCCGCAATGGCCATCGTCCATGGCCTCGGTCAGGGCATAGGAAATCCCGGCGCGGACGCGGATCATCGCGGTCTTCTCGATTCCGAGCTTCATGGCGATCGCGTCGGCGGTCTTGAAGCCGATGCCGCGGATGTCGCGTGCGAGGCGATAGGGGTTTTCCGTCATGACCTGCACGGCATCCGAGCCGTAGGTCTTTAAGATGCGCACGTCCCTGGCTGTTCCGACGCCATTGCTGTGCAGGAACACCATTATCTCCTGGACGATCTTCTGTTCTGCCCAGGCGTCGGTGATCCGTTTGGCACGCACGACGCCGATGCCGGTCACCTCGCGCAGCCGGTCCGGCTCGGCCTCGATGATATCGAACACCTTCTCACCGAATGCCTTGACCATCTTCCTGGCATAGACCGGCCCGATCCCGCGGATCATTCCCGAGCCCAAGTACTTCTCGATACCGTCGATCGAGGTCGGGGCCGAGGTGCGCATGAAGTGCGCCTTGAACTGCTGACCATGGGTGTGATCGTTCACCCAGTCCCCCGACGCGGTGACCCATTCGCCGGGGGAGATGGTGGCGGCATGGCCGATGACTGTTACCAGGTCGCGATGCCCGCGCGCCTTGATCCGGAGAACGCAGAATCCGTTCTCTGCGTTGTGAAAGGTCACACGCTCGACAAGGCCAGCCAAGATCTCATGGGTGGAGGCTTCTTGCGGGATCTTCATCGACACTGCCCCATCAACCGCAAATCCCACGGCATGTCTTCGCCCACCGTTCGATCGTCGTCAGCCTCACATGTGCGTCGTCGACCGCATATTCAGTCAAGTGCCTGCGGCGCGCCACCCGCCTGTCGCTCTCGACTTCCAGACGACGATGTCTCGCTGCCCTTGAACGTGAGGCTGCAGCGCAGGACTTCCTTATTGGTCACACGGTTGCAGGCACAAATCGAATTGCTGCCAAGATTCGACGATCCGATCTCGCACTCCAAGGCGTACCGAAGATTCGATTCGACTCCAGGTCGATGAGAACATATACGGAACGTCGAGCGGTCGCCAGCAGTGGATCTGACGAATTCGCGTCAACCAGGGAGGGGGTAGCAATGGCCTTCGGTCGATACATCCGCCGGGTACGCGAACAGCGTGAGCTGACCGTCACGGAGCTGGCCAAGCGATTGGACATCTCGATTGCCTACCTGTCGCGGATCGAACGCGAACGGGAGAAACCGCCGCCGGACCGTTTGTTGACAGGATTAGCGCGGGCACTCGACCTGCCGACCGATGAAGTATTCGCGGCGGCCAGACGCTTGCCGCCGGATCTGCGGGCGCGGACCGTGGACGTTATCGCCGTCTACCGGCAACAGACGGTTGGGAGGGCACGGTGACCCTGGAAATCACCTACCCCAATGTCGGCGCGGGTAGAGAGCCGCTGCCGATGAAGGCTCAACAGATCTGGAGCGTGGCACACCAGGTACGCCGTCAGCTGACGCCAAGGCCGAATGTCCCGTTCCTGGACCTGGAACGCGTGACACGCGCGACCAAGAGCATACGCGTGAACGGCATCGACGTTTCTATGCACTGGGACCTGCAAAGGCCCATTCACGATGGGAATGGTCGTGAGGCCCTGGGGGTGACGGAAGCCGATCCTGCGATGCCTGGGATGGTGATCATCTGCGTGAACGCTGAGCTGATCGCCGATCGCGACTACCTCAAGCGATCGACCGTGGCGCATGAGTTTGGCCATGCCGTGTTCGATGGGCCATCGATGCTGCGTCAAGCGGGCAAACCCGCCTTCTCCATGGTGACGCCGGACGAGAGCCACTTGGAGACAGCTGCTACCGGGCGCAAAGGCACCGACTGGCGCGAGTTCCGGGCAAACGAGTTCATGGGAGCGCTTCTCGTTCCACGCTCGGTGCTCCAACGGGAAATGGTCCGCCGCTCTGTCGCGTCCGGCCTTGCTCTATTCGATGCCGGCGATAGCGAGCCAGTGCTGCGCAAGAGGAGCGATCCCAGCCGCATCGAGGGACTGCTGATCGACCTCGGCGAACGGTTCGGCGTGTCCGCAACGTTCATCGAATATCGTCTGCATCGATACGGACTCGTGCATTAGACATGGGCACGCGATGACGCTGAGGGGCTCATTCGCGTGCGCCATGACCGGTTGACGCAAAGAGGCAACGGAGGGGAACGTGCCACTGCCACAGAAGCGTTGGTTTCGCCTGGCTGACGTAGCGACGCGCTGGTCGGTCACGGTCGGCGATCTGCAGGACTACGCGCTCGACGAGGTGCTGCAGCTTGCGGTGTTCGTCGTCGACCTGCCGGCGGAGATGGGTAGCTGGGAAGGGAATGGACCGGGAGAAGGTCCGGTGCTGCAGGACATGCCGATCCTGAACGGTCCGCAGCCACTGCTGCGAAGCAGCCTACTGGCGATCTTTCGCGATGGGCAGGCCGAGGTTCGGGCATTTCGACACCAGCGGCCCAACACCTACCTGCACATCAGGTCGGATGTTGCGGCCATCGCCGTGCGCCGCGACGATCTGATCGTGACGCGGGAGGAGCGGGACCGCTTCGAGTGCGAGCATGGTGCTGCGTCCGCGACTGACGAGCCACCGACGGGTACGGCGAACTGGCACAGCCAAGATTTCTCGCGAGTGCTGCTCGCCGGCACTTGGCACAAGTTCGGCAAGAAGCAGGCTGCCGTGCTGCGATCGCTCAAGGCTGCTGGCGATCGAGGTGAACGTTGGTGCGACGGGCAGAAAATACTGAACGAAGTCGATTCCAGTTCCATGCGGCTGGTCGATCTCTTCAAGTACAAGCCGGTGTGGCGCCAGTTGATTGAAACCGACGGGAACGGCGGCTTTCGTCTCAACGCCGCGATGTTGTCACCGGAACGGCCGCGCGTGCGGCTGTTTAGGCTGTCAGGACCGGGTAGAGGTACAACGCGTGCAGCTAACGCGATGTCCGGTCGCCTCTCGAGAGCGGCGACGTCAGTGCGAGCCTGAAGGTTTTCCACAGGCGTGGGAAGGCTTTCCCACTCTTCCCACTCTTTCCATTCTTCTTCCCACGATTTCCCATGGTTCCTCCCACGCCGTAGCCAAACGACATCCCACCCTCGCTTGCTCGATATTCGCGACGTCATTGAATGGTCGGGATCGAAGCGATGGAACGGGTCGAATGTCTCAGCAGCAAACTGTTGGCGCGGCGTTGGGGTCTGAGCCCCAGCACGCTGGAGCGCTGGCGGCATAAGAAAAAGGGTCCGCCGCATCTGAAGATCGGCGGCCGCGTCCGCTATCGGCTGCAGGACATCGAAGACTTCGAGGCGGCTCGCGTCAGCCATGCCAAAGCCGACCGAGGCCAGGCATGACAGTGATGACAGCCCTCGAGCCGCGGCTGGACGAGATCGCGCTCTGCGCCTGGGCCGCACACGCCGAACCCGGCGAGGCGCTGATCTATCACCGTGGTCTGCTGGCGATCGACCGGGGCCCGCAAGGCCAGCCCTTCTTGTCGCAGGAAGCGGTCGCGCTCGCGAAGACCGGCAACATGGCGATGAAGCTCGCGGAGCGTGGCTTCGTCCATCTCGTGCAACGCCGGCTCGCGCCCGACCAGTTCCTCTACCTCGCAATCGCCCGGCCGCGCACCGGCGAGAGCAACGGCTCGATCTCATCACTGCTGTCGAAGGGGAACGACTGATGGCGAACCTGTCCAATCGTCCGACGCTTGCTTCCATTCGCTCGATGCCGTCCGCAGAGGTCGCTGAGTTGCTCGCGGAGCATCTGGCCTTGTTGCAGGAAGAGGCTGCCGCCGCCCTCGACGCCGCCAAGCAGATGAAGGAGCAGGTCGACGGCGCCATAGCGCTCCGCTTCGCAGGCCTCGCAGACGCACAGCGGCGCGCCGCTGGCAAGGACACCGGCACCGTGCGGTTCGATCGCGACGGCGTGACGGTCGTGGCTGACCTCCCGAAGAAGGTCGACTGGGACCAGGCGCTGATAGCCGCAATCGTCGAGCGCATCCGCGCCGCGGGCGACGATCCCAGTCAATACGTGGATATCGCCATCAAGGTGCCCGAGCGCAAATACGGCGCCTGGCCCGACAGCATCCGTGCCGCCTTCGCCCCGGCGCGCACCGTGAAGACGAGCAAGCAGACCTTCCGGCTGACCATCGCGGGAGGAGAATCCTCCTAGAACTGACGGCAGGGCAGCCCCATCCGCGAGGACGGGCAGGCATCCTTTCGGCGCCCGGTCAACGCCCCGCCGCCTTCATTCACTCTTTATATATAGAGGAGTCCCGAGTGCCCGTACGCATCATCACCGCCGACGAACGGCTGACGGCCGCGAACAACAAGACCTCGCTTGCCATCTTCGGTCCCTGGGGCTGCGGCAAGACCTCCCTGCTGAAGACGTTGCCCGTCGGCGACACCGTGTGCCTCGATCTCGAGGCGGGTATGAAGTCGGTGCAGGATTGGCCCGGCGGCAGCATCGCCGTGCGCAGCTTCGGTGACTTCCGCGATCTCGCCGTGCTGATCGGCGGGCCCGACCCGGCGGCCGATCCCAATGCCTGGTACAGCGCGCAGCACCACCAGCATGCGCGTGGCGTGTATGCCGGCACCGGCGTCGAGGAATACCTGGCCTCGAAGCCAATCGTGTTCGTCGATTCGATCACCGACCTCACCCGCCAAGCCATGGTCTACGCCAAGCAGCAGCCCGAGGCGGTCTCGGACCGCACCGGCAAGGCCGATGTGCGCGGCGCTTACGGCTTGCTCGGCCGTGAGGTGATCCAGGCGTTGAAGCACCTGCAGCACGCTCCCGGCAAGACGGTGATCTTCGTCGGCGTGCTCGAGAAGGTGACCGACGAGTTCCAGGCCGTCAGGTGGCAGCCGCAGATGGAAGGATCGAAAGCCGGCCGCGAGCTGCCCGGGATCGTCGACCAAGTTATGTCGATGCACCTGTTCTCACGCGATGCCGAGGGCGGCTTCGTGCTCGATGAGCGGGCGACCGAGCGTCGGCTGGTGTGTCGCTCGGGGAACTCGTTCGGCCTTCCCGCCAAGGACCGCTCCGGCCGCCTCGAGATGACCGAGCCGCCCGACCTCGGTGCGCTGCTCGCCAAGATCAACCGCCCGCCGGCGACGACATGGGCCGCACAGGGGTCTCTGGCCGCCACTGCTTCCGCCGCCTGATCCACTCAAAGCAGGAGAACGATAATGTACGACATGAACGATGCCGGCCCGCAGATGACGCCCGCTGGCGAACTGATTCCCGACGGCACTTTTGCCAAGGTCCGCATGACCATCCGCCCAGGCGGTACGAACGGCGCGACGCCGATCGATGCTGGCCTGCTGCGCGCCTCGCGGTCTGGCGACGCCAAGCAGCTCGACTGCGAGTTCACGGTGGTCGAGGGCAGCTTCGCGCGCCGCAAATTCTGGCAGATGTTCACCGTCGCTGGCGGCAAGCTGGACGACAAGGGGCAGTCGAAGGGCTGGAACATCTCCAAGGCCTCGTTCCGCGCCATGATCGACAGCGCGCTCGGCCTCGATCCCAAGGACGAAAGCCCGGCCGCCCGGCAGAAGCGGGTAATCCAGGGCCTCAAGCAGCTCGACGGCATCGTGTTCGCCGCGCGCGTGATGGTCGAGCCTTCGTCGGACCCGCAATACAAGGACACCAACAAGCTCGCCAATGTCGTGCTGCCAGGGGAGCCCGCCCATGCAGCCATCATGCGGGGCGAGAACGTGGCGGCCGATCCGATCAACGCCCGACCGCGCAAGGCGCCCACAGCGAGCGCCCAGGCACCTGGCTGGAACGCACCGGCGACCTCTTCTGACAAGCCGTGGGCTGGCCAGGCAGCGCCAGGCGGGGCGGCGCCGACGGCCTCAGCCTCTGCTCCGGCCGGGCCAGCTTGGCTTAACGGGTGAGCCTCGTGACCGACGATGAGTGGCAGGCACACATGACCAGAGAAGCTGCGAAGGCGATCGCCACATGGCTCGAAGGACGTGGAAGGCTCCATCAGCCTATCGCGGCACTCACGCTCGCCGACCTGGAAGCCATGGCCACGAACGCGATCTCGCGCTTCGTCGTGCTGGGCATGGAACGCATCAAACACCGTCCTCCCGACGTCGGGAGCCCGATGCAGATCTTGCTCGCATAGCACCCTGTGCCCTGTGCGGCCGGGAAGCGCGCGGCTTCGGCTACGTCCACCGGCTGCTCTGGGACCGCTTTCCCCACTATCGCTTCTGCTCGATGCGCTGCCTCGACCGCGGTGCGGCGTGTGCCATGGAGAACAACGGCATGATCGACAAGACGGCCCGGGAGATCCAGGCCCTGAAGGATGCTCGCAAGCCCTTCGCCGAGGCGCTGACCAGTCTCGGGCTGATGGATGCATTCTTCAATCGCACCGCCGCCGAGATCGACGCGCTGCTCGAGGCGGCAGTCACCGGCTTCATCGAGAGCATGCAACGTCAGGGCGGCGGAAAAGGGCGCAAGCCGTCGTTCTTCGACGACGACATTCCGTTCTGAGCGCAACATGATAGACCTGAATCACGGCTCGCGAGCCGTCTACGCACCCGCCACGCAACAGACCGTCGGCGAGCGCATCAACGGATTGATCGATCGGGCGCTGCTCGATCGCCAGGCGCAGCAGGAGCCGCGCAACTACCTCGGTGGCAGCCGAATCGGCGAGCCGTGCGCCCGCAAACTGGTGTACGAGGTGATGCATACGTCGATCGATGTCGACAAGGGCTTCGACGGTCGTACGCTTCGCATCTTCGACGTCGGTCACCAGTTCGAGACTCTCTCGATCCGATGGTTGCAGGCTGCGGGTTTCGACCTTCGCACCCACCGGCGCGATGGTGAGCAATTCGGCTTCGTTACGGCCGGCGGCCGGGTTCGCGGTCACATCGACGGTGTCATCGTCGCCGGGCCCGATATCGGCGTCGCTTGGCCGGTGCTATTCGAGCACAAGGCGCTCAACAACCGATCGTGGGGCGAGCTGGCACGCCATGGGATTCGCCGATCGAAGCCGATCTACTACGCGCAGCTGCAGATCTACATGGCCTACATGGAGCTCGAGCTAGCGCTATTCACAGCGCTCAATAAAGACAGTCAGGCCCTTCACCACGAGATCGTGCCGCTCGACCTCCAAACCGCCCAGGCGCTGTCCGACAAAGCCGTCGACATCATTCGTGCCGCCGAAGCGGGGGAGCTGCCGCCGCGCATCGCGGCCAGCCCTGACTTCTATCTCTGTCGCTGGTGCGCCTACGCGAACCGGTGCTGGGAGGGAAAGGTATGAGCTTTAGCCCCTCGGACATCCAGGCGAAGGCCATCGCCTCGATCAAGGACTGGTTCGACAACCGGGCCGCCGCCCAGCAGGTGTTCAGGCTGTTCGGCTATGCCGGGACGGGCAAGTCGACGGTGCTCAGATTTGCCCTCGAGGAGCTTGGGCTCGACCCGCACCGCAGCGGCCGCGACGATGGAAACTGCGTGCCCGGCGTTGTCACCGCCACCTTCACCGGCAAGGCAGCGCTAGTGCTCCGCCGCAAGGGAACGCCGGCTCGCACCATCCATAGTCTGATCTACAGCGTCCTGCAGGCGACCGACGAGGAAGTCGCGGCCGCGATGGCGAAGATCGAGGAGGCAGAGAAGGCTGCCCGCGGGCTCTCGGGCTTCGAGCGCACCGCCGCGGAGGCGGGCATCGAGGCAATGCGGCAGGCGCTGTCCGGCATGAAGAAGCCGCACTTCGCGCTCAATCCGCAAAGCGATGCCGCGCACGCGCGCCTGATCGTGCTCGACGAGGTCTCGATGGTCGGCGAGGAGATGGCGCGAGACCTGATGAGCTTTGGCCGGCCGATCCTCGTCTTGGGCGATCCGGGGCAGCTGCCGCCAATCAAGGGGGAGGGCGCTTTCACCCGGGACACGCCGGACATCATGTTGACGGAGATCCATCGCCAGGCCGGCGAGAGTGCCATCATCCGACTCGCCACCCTGGCTCGGCAGGGCGAGCCGATCGGCTTCGGCCAGCATGACGCCTTCGTCTGGAAGATGCGCAAGATGGATGTCACGCCCGAGCAGGCGCTGCGCAGCGGGCAGGTCATCTGCGGCATGAATGCGACGCGACTGCAGCTCAACAATGTGATGCGCTCGGCCGCGGGCTTCGGTAGTAGCTACCTGCCGAGCGGATCGGGCGAGAAGATCATCTGTCTCAAGAACCAGAACGATCTCGGGCTGATCAACGGCATGTTCGTCACGCTCGGCGATGTCGTCGACGAGGGCAGCCTCTTCTTCTCTGCCTCGGTCACCGACGAAGAGGGAAATCGTATCGGACCGCCGGGGAAAGACGGCAAGCCGGGCCGGCTGCGCCTCTACAAGGGCCACTTCGAGGATCATGTCGCATTCGACCGCAACCGCCACGATCGGGACTGGAAGGAGAAGCGACATCTGACCGAAGCCACCTTCGGCTGGGCGATCACGGGTCACAAATCACAGGGCTCACAGTGGCAGAACGTGGTCGTATGGGATGATGGTCTGGGCCGCACGGACGAGGACCGGCGCCGCTGGCTCTACACCGTTATCACCCGCGCCGAGCAGGGTCTGGTGATCCTCGCGTGATCGATCTGAACGACGTCTGGCAGCCGCCAGCGCGTCTGGATCTCGCCGCGATTCGTGAGCAGCTTTCCGCGACCGCAGCGGACTGGTTGCCTGGGCTGTTTCCGCAGGCGCGACTGTCAGCGGACCGGAAGGCGCTGCGCTGTGCCGATCTGTCGGGTCGGCCGCCCCGGAACGAGGGCTCGTGCGTCATCAATCTGCGAGGCCCGCGAGCGGGTTGGGGCTACGATCACTCGACCGGAGAATCGGCTGGTCCCATTGATCTGATCCACTATGCCACCGGGCTGGCCGACGGCGCCTTGTTCGAGGAGGCGGCCCGGCTCGCCCGCATGGACGTCATTCCTGCTCGGCGATTGCCCGCACATCACGCCCGTGACCACACGCACGAAGTCGCCCGCATCCTCGACGGCTGCCGGCCGCTTGGTGGTTCGCTCGCAGAGACCTACCTGCATGGCCGTGGGCTCGAGGATCCAGTTTCGCCCGACCTGTTGTTCCATCCGGACCTGACCGACTTCGACACGAAGCGCGGCTGGTACGGCATGGTCGCCGTCGTGCGCGACAGCGAGGGAGTGCCGACCGGGGGTATCCACCGCACGTTCCTGCTCGACAACGGGGCGGGCAAGGCACCGCCTGGCAAGAAGATGCTGAACGCCGTGGCCGGCGGCTCGGTCCGGCTGACAGCATTGCCGGAGGATGGCCATCTCGGCATCGCCGAAGGCATCGAAACCGCCCTTTCCGCACGACAGCTCTTCGGCGTGCCGACATGGGCCGCGCTGTCTGCGGACGGGCTGCGCCGTTGGCAGTGGCCGCAAGGCATCCAGCGGGTGACGATATTCGCCGATGCGGGCGATGCCGGCTGCCAGGCTGCTGCCGCGTTGGCCGAGCGCCTTGCTGCCGCGAACATTTCCAGCCGGATCGTGACGCCGCTGAACGGAGACGACTTCAACGACGATCTCTGCAAGGGCGCCACGGCAGCAAGCTACGCCGCTGCCGAGCATGCACCAGCGACGATGCCAGTCTCGACACCAGCCACCTCCGCGGAATTCGAAGCAGTGGCGCGGGGACTGGGCAGCCCGCCCGACGTATCCGCACTGGGGACATTGCTGGGGCAGCTAGTCATGGCGCGCCTGGACCCATTGCCGGAGAGACAGGTGCTGGCAGCGATCAAGAGCGCCACAGGCCTCGCCGTCTCCATCCTCGACAAGCAAGTTGGCGAGCTGCGCCGACGGCTCAACACCACCGGTAATATCCACCACCGGCCGAGCCGCCCGCGTTGGGCAAACCAACTGCGCCTCGATCTGGCCGGCACGCCGGAGCGCAACGAAGCGAACGTCATCACGGCACTCTCCTGTGACGAGGCATTCGCTGGCACCCTGGTGTTCGACGAGTTCCGTCAGGAGATCATGGTCGCCCGCAGGTTGCCCTGGGACGAGCAGCCTATCCTCCTGCCACGACCTTGGGCGGACGCGGACGACGTACGTTGTGCCGAGTGGCTGCAGCGTCGGGAGATCAATGTCCCTCCGATCGTTGTCAGCCGCAGCGTCGCCGCAGTGGCGCGGGACATTCGGATCCACCCGGTCCGGGACTACTTGAACGGTCTCGTTTGGGATGGCGAGCAGCGCCTCGACACGTGGGCCCTGACTTACCTCGGCGCGAGCGACACTCCACTCCACCGTGCTTTTGGTTCACTGTGGGCGATCTCCGCCGTAGCCCGCATTATGCAGCCCGGTGCCAAGGTCGACCACATGCTCATCCTGGAGGGCCCTCAGGGGGCGCGCAAATCGACGGCGCTCAAGGTCCTGGCCGGCACCGATTGGTTCACCGATGAACTCGCGGAGATCGGCAGCAAGGATGCCGCCCAGCAGATGCGCGGCGTTTGGGTTGTCGAGATCGCTGAATTGGATGCTATCGGTCGGGCCGAGGTCTCCCGCATCAAGGCGTTCCTGAGCCGGACTACTGACCGCTACCGGCCACCCTACGAACGCTACGTCATCGACGTGCCACGTCAGTGCGTTTTCGCCGGCAGCGTCAATCCTGACACGTACCTGCGAGACGAGACCGGCAATCGCCGGTTCTGGCCGCTTCGCTGCGGGACGATCGACCTCGACGCCCTGCGACGGGATCGCGACCAGCTCTGGGCCGAGGCGGTCGCGCGTTACCGGCAAGGCGCCATTTGGTGGCTGCAAGATCCAGTGCTGATTGCCATGGCTGACGAAGTGCAGGCCGAGCGCATGCAGTCGGACGCGTGGGAAAGCCTGATCGAACGTTGGATAGGGTTCCATCGTCGCCGCGTCTATAGCGACTCCGGTCGCGGCTACGATGATTGGCACGAGGAGGAGGTCAAGCGCGCTACTCCGCTCGCTGATCTCTCGGTCGGCGAGATCCTCGAGCATGCGATCGGCATCGAACCAGCTCGCTGGTCACGAGCGGACCAGATGCGGGTGACGGCCTGGCTGAAAGCGAATGGCTGGAACCGAATCCAAGTTCGGACGGACAGTGGTCGACAATGGCGATATCGGCGGTGAGCACTGCGGACAGGGGCCTTCGGGCCCCTTTTTTTGTCCCCGTGTCACCAACCTCCGGCAGAGGTTGGTGACATGAAAACTCCAACAAAATCAATGATGTCACCAAGTCACCAACGTCACCAACGGGTCAAAGACCTATGCGTGGGAAATGCATGTCCCGATGCTCCCTATGGACTCATTTTTCTAGATAGAAGTGTTTGCCCCCGTTGGTGACAGAGAGGTTGGTGCCAGAGGATGTTAAGCCGTTGGAAGAATTCGGAAAAAGTCTGACACCAACCTCGCAGCACGCTCAGAAGGTTGGTGCCAAACCACGCAATTGCCCGCACAGGCACGCTCTCGTGCCTAAGGCCGTTGTAGCAATGCGTGCAGGCCCGTAAAGTCCGCCTCGACCAAAGCCGAAGGCCCATGTCTCGTGAGCCTTCTAAATGAATCTTTCCTCTAGCGTTTCGACGTCACGGGCGCCTGCACCGCAGGTTCTCGACCTCAATCACGCGACCGTGCTCGCCCTCGATCTGGGCACGGTCACTGGATTCGCCTTGCGTGCTGCCGATAGCAACATCATCAGCGGCACGGTGTCATTCCGGCCGAGCCGCTACGACGGTGGCGGCATGCGCTACCTGCGGTTTCGGGCGTGGCTCGACTCCATTGCCGAAGATGCTGGCGGCATCGCCGCGGTCTATTACGAAGAAGTGCGCCGGCACATGAGCACCGATGCAGCCCACGTGCATGGCGGCCTGCTTGCTACGCTGACGGCCTGGTGCGAGCAGCGATCGATCGCTTACCAGGGCGTACCGGTTGGCACCATCAAACGGCACGTCACTGGCAAAGGCAACGCCAATAAGGATGCGGTAATCGCTGCCGTACGTGCGCGCGGTTACAGCCCCGCCGACGACAATGAGGCCGACGCAATCGCTATCCTCTTGTGGGCGCTGGAGACCAGTGGAGGCGTACGATGAGGTGGGCTCCGCACGGCTATGGCGGTAGGCGTTGCCAGCCCGAGGACATCAAGCGCGCCGGTTGGCAGACCCAGGGTGTGCTGGTGATCGATGCCAACGACGATCGCTTGACCTGGCCCGAGCGCGAACTGATCCGTCAGCTAGGCGAGAAACTCTACGGCGGGAAGCCCGCGCGGCAGGAGGCGCGCCATGAATGAGTGGACGCCGGAGATGGTCGAGGACCGCTTGGTCGAGGCTGCTATGGTGTTGCGGCGCCTCCCCGCTCAGCGAGGGCAGGGTTACTTCAGTACGTGGCCGAGAATGAAGGTTGAGTTCTCCGATCTCGTGGGCCAGACGCCCGAGCCTATGCGCCTCCCACCACCGTCGGCGGCTGCGATCGACAGGATGGAACGAGCCCTGGAATGGTTCACCTGGTTGGAAGCGACCGATTCGAAGATCGTGTGGATGCGTGTCAGCGGCAAGCGGTGGAAGGAGATCTGCTGGGAAGTCGGGCTCGCCCGCGCGGCGGCGCACGAACACTGGTTGTACGCGCTGTGCCTGATCGTGTGGCGGCTGAACGGCCGGGAAGGGCTGACCCGTTTGGGTCGTCGCGCGGCGATTGCCCGGGTCCAGGAAAACGGGCGTAGAGGGGTTCGTGGTAGGGTTTGAGGCCGGATCGGCCGGCCGAGGGCCTCCCGATGAGCGATCAGCCGCGTATCGCGCTGCCGAAGAACATCGGCGAGACGCTGAAGTACCTCGACAATGATGATCTCGCCGCATTGCGCGCCGCCGTGGAGGACGAATGGGTCCGCCGCGGCAACGGGGCCGAAAGGCTGCCCGTGCATGCCACGCGGGGCGATGCATCGGCCGGCCCCGCGCCGGCCAGGGCGAGATCGGGCGCCTCGAAGCTGCCCGTGGGCAAGGTGAGCTTGATCAAGGCCTCGGCGCGGTCGGGCATGAAGCCGGCCACGATAGCGCGCACGCTGCGGCTCTCGCTGGCGGATGTGAACCGGGTGTTGAGTGCCGAGCGGAAATGAGAGGCCGAAAAGCCAGCCAGCATAATCGTACCTGCAGACACTTTCCGACAAGACATGCGGTCCGCGACCAGGCAAAGTGCCCTCATGCCTAGAATATCGGGCTCGCGAGCGCAGCGCTCGCCAGCCTTGGTCCGCCGCACGGAGTGCGATGAGGCGCCCGCATGGCTTTCGGCGGTTCACGAAGCGGCAGGCATTTCACAGCCTCTACCTGGTGACGACCGAGAGTAGCAACCCGGTGAAGGTCGGGATTGCGGCGGACCCAAGTCACAGGTTCGCAAGCATCCAGTCGAGCAACTTCGTTCGCCTCCGGCTGCATCGGGTGTGGTGGCTCGCCGGCCGACAGATCTCCGGGAGGATAGAGAAGGACTTCAAGGCTCACTTCGGTACCCGCTGCGTCCGCGGCGAGTGGTTCGAGGTGGGGCTTGTTGAAGCAGAATCGTTCATTGACGCCGCCGTGCGCGCCATCGGCACGTGGGGTGTCGAGGAAGAGCAGGTCGTCCGCCTGATGGATCACTATGCGCGGCAGGATCCTCTAGTGCGGGCGGGAGGACCATCGCCGTTGCGCGGTGCTCCTGCCTACCTGGACGTGGTTGGCGGCAGAAATAAAGGGAAGAAGCCGCACTCGTTCAAAGGTCGGTAGAACTTTGAATCGAGCTTCGCGGCACTGTCACTTCGCGGTGTTGCTTGCTAGGCCAATCCCAAGCCTGGCCATATCGTCAGCGATGTCGGGCTTGATTGATTGAGCTGCCACGATGTCGTCGTCGCCTCGCCGTAGATCGCCTTTGACACTCCTGGCGATACCACGCCCGAAAAGGGCATACGGGTCGTCAGGGTTGCTCTGCAGCGCCAAGGTGTAGTCGGCAATGGCGGGGTCATGGCGCTTGAGACGCAGGTAGACGTAACCGCGGGATGCGTAAGCTTCTGGATGTTTTGGCCGGACCCGGAGAGCGTCGTTGCAGTCGACCAGGGCTTGCTCTAGGTCGCCCAGGACGCCCTTAGTGAAACAGCGATTGCTGAGCGCGACTGAACTTGCCGGATTGAGCCGAAGAGCCTGATCGAAATCTTGAAGGGCAAGGTCGTAGCGTTCCAGTGCCACGTAGGTCGTGCCGCGGGCGTTGAAGGCATCGGAATCGCTCGGGTTGATTGCGATGGCGCGTTCGTAGTCTTCCAGAGCCTCCGTGAACTTCCTCTTGTCGCCGTAGGCATTCCCGCGATTCTTGTACGCTGTGGCGAGGTCATCGCTGTCGACCTGGCCGCGAGTGATCACGGTTGTGCAGCTCGCAATCACCTGTTCGGGAGGGCCATTGTCGTAGCACCTCTTGTAGAAGGCCTCGTATCCCTGGGCATGCGACGGTACGACAGCGTCTGTCCAAAGCGCCGCCGGCAACATCAATAGAACTGGCCACTTCGTCATGCTGAAGGCTAGCACCACGCGAGCCCGAGGGTGTGATCCACATCAAGGACTCTCAGGTTGGTACCCGTGCGTACGGCTGACCAACAATTGAACGACAAACCGGCGACCGCGCGATTGGCGCAGCCGCCGGCCTGGTGAGCAGCAAGGGTTACCCAGCCACGCGGTACACGCGGCCTCGCTCACCCTCCTTCTCGGACTCGACCTTGAGCCCGAGCTTCTTCTTCAGCGCGCCCGCAATGGCTCCACGTACCGTGTGAGGCTGCCACTGTAGGGCCTCAACCACCTCGGCGATGGTCGCGCCTTCGGGGCGCTTGAGCATCTCGATCAGCTTGGCCTGCTTGCTGTCGGTGCGCGGCGTGCGCTCCCCGGTGATGGCAGCCCTCGGCTTTGTCGTCTTGGTGCGCGCGGCCTTCTTCTTCTTGGTGGCGGTGCTCATTGCTTTCGACATGGTGTGAGCCTCAAGTCATCCGGGCCGCGACCATCGCGAGCCCTGCTACTGACCTGAGCCCCACCGGCTGGCGCGGGTTGGGGCGATCGCGTGCCGCATAAGCGCTCCGTTCGCGACCGTGGCCAAGCGAACTAGCTGATCATCGAATTGCTTTCTCCGAGGTCTCACGAGCATGGCGTTGCCGACGCTGCGGCCGAGTATCGGAATGGTGGACCTGCGCACTTCGGCACCGCCGCCCAAGGTGGCTGAACCGTTCTACTCCTCGGCGGAATGGATCGCGTTGCGCGACCGAGTTCGACGCGAGGCTGGCGGACGATGTCAGGTGGCAGGTTGTGGTCGCATCGAGCGCGGCATGATCGTCGATCACATCATCGAGCTCAAAGACGGCGGCGCGCCGCTGGACCGATCGAACGTCTGGCTGCTTTGCGCTTCCCATCATACCGCGAAGACTGCATCCGAGCGCGCGAGGCGCACCGCGAGGCCGGGGGGCTTCTGATCCCTGGGGCTTTTTGGGACGGCAACCGCACGGGGGCTCACGCGGAGAATTTTTCCCGTGTGCCAATACCTCCAAGAAACGGCCCGTTCCGGGGCCTTGTAACGAAGGGCAACAATGACTGCTGTGGTGGCAAAGCCGCGCCGTATGGCCCGGAAATCGGGGCCTGTGACCGAGGTAGGCCCGAGCTGGCCAGCCGACGCCGTGACGCGCCGACCTGTTGCGGCTCTGATCCCTTACGCTCGGAACGCCCGCACCCACAGTCCCGAGCAAGTGGCCCAGATCGCAGCATCGATCCGCGAGTGGGGTTGGACGGTGCCGGTGCTGATTGACGAGGTCGGCACGATCATCGCCGGACATGGCCGTGTCCTGGCGGCGCAGAGCCTTGGGATTGCCGACGTGCCGGTCATGATCGCAGCCGGCTGGTCGGAGGCGCAGAAGCGCGCCTATGTCATCGCCGACAACAAGCTGGCGCTTAACGCGGGATGGGACGCGGAACTGCTGCCCGTCGAGCTTGGCGATCTCAAGGGATTGGGCTTCGATCTCGGGCTAACCGGGTTCGGCGAACTCGAGCTGGCAAAGCTGTTGCCGGGCGACCCTGATTCCAGCGATCCGGACGACGCTCCCGAGCCGCCGGCCGAGCCAGTCAGCCGGCCCGGTGATCTCTGGATCTGCGGCGAGCATCGAGTGCTGTGCGGTGACGCAACGGTTCGTGCTGACGTTGATAGGCTCCTGAGCGGAGAACTCGCCGACATGGCTTTCTGCGATCCACCATACAACGTGAACTACGCGAACTCGGCCGGCGACAAGCAGCGTGGCAAGAACCGTCCCATCCTGAACGACGCCCTCGGAAGTGAGTTCGGTGCGCT